CCTGCGTTCGGCGGTCTTGGTGATGTCAAACCGTTCCCGTACATCCTTGGACAACTGCACGGCCAGCCCCTTGGCGTAGTCGGGTTCGTTCACAAACTTGCGGACCGCCTTGTACCAAGCGTCTTTTTTGCCGTAGGGGATGAGTAGACCGTTGTGGCCGTGGACGATTATGTCGGTGTAGGGGATGGTTTCGGATGCAATTATTGCCTTGCCCATCCAGCCCGCTTCCACGACTTTCAGTTCGCTTTTGAGGCGGTTGAACTTGGTATCACGGAGCGGGGCGATGGTGGCGTTAATGAAGTTGTAGCCCCCCACATAGGAGTAGATGTCCGCCGCTTGGATTCTGCCGTAGTTCTTGTTCAGCCCCTTGCAGGATAGCATCCGCTCGTAGTCATCGTACACGGCGTTCCCATCGTTCCACCCGCCCAGGTAAATCTTGTATCTCCCGTCAAGGGATTTGTCGTGGGCAAGCAATCCGAACGAGTGCTCCACGAGGGCAATGTCTTCTTGATGCTGCGCTCCACCAAACCAGCCAATCTTGAACAAGTGCGGTTCGGGTTCGGCCGTCGTGTCGGGCAGGTATTGCTGGTATGCTTCGTAGGGTTCGTTCGGGAGGATGGTCACGGCTTTGTTGAGCAGGCGAATCTTTTGGGCAAGGTGTTCGGTCGTGGTGGTCACATGGTCAGCCAAGCGGATGTGTTCACGGATTTGCTCGTCCAACTTGGTGGACAAATAGTGTCGGTACATGATGTGTCCCGATTCCAGCACCCAGTAGTCGTCAAGGTCAAGTATCACCTTCGCTCCAAACGCCGTTAGAGCCTCGTAAACCTTCCGAATTTGGTCCAGCGTACCTTGACACCAAAGGCGATTAAATAACCACACATCAACGGTCTTTAGGTCCTCGTCCTTGACATTGGCGATATTATCAACGCAGACATAGTCAAACTCCGTGAAGTTGTCGCCCAAGTAGGCGTTAGGCATCTCCAAGCGGTAAAAAGAACACCCCGTCGGGTGGGCGTTGTAAACGATGCAAATTCTCATGCCCAAAGGTACAAAAAAAAGGGCCACCCCTTGCGAGATGGCCCCTGACCACTAAACCATGCGGGCGTATGAGAACCCGCAGGTCAAAGATACTTTACGAACCGCTGATTTGGGTCGTGGAAGCCGAGAAAGTTGCGGCTGCGATGTTCAGCATTGGGTCAGGTTCCATGCCCGTGAGCGTCATCTCGTAGCCTGAACGGTCACCGAATGCAGTACCAGTCCCAGCAGTTCCAGCAGATGCTTCCAAGCCATTCGCAGCACCAAGCAACCAATAGCGTCCGTTGTTGTCAAGGACGATGACCAAGAGGCGATTCCGAGCCAACAAGCGCAACTCATTACGGACGGATGTCTGCAACTTGTTGATGGTGAATGTCACTTCGGGCGTGTAGAACAAAGTACCGTTTTCGGTGCTTGCGTTCAGCGTTTCCGTCATGCTGGAGGTAGCCTTAGTCAAGTCGTATTCAAACCAAGACCCCGATACCGAGGTAGGCGTGAATCCAGTTACCAAGCCGCTGCCGTTCGTATTCACGGAGCCTGTAGCGTTCAAGGTTTGGACAAAAATAGTTTTGATACCGCCGACGGCGTCACGGCATCCGAGGGCGTAGCCCGTAGTTAGGGAGCAAGACATAGTGTATATTTTATTTTAGGGATGGAACAAAATAACGGGGGGAAGTTTCCCTCCCCCCTTACACTTAGGCCAAGCGGAAGTCAACCATCAAATCGGGATAGGCGAACTGCACACCTGCTTTGAAGGCGGCTTGGAAGCGTACTTCATCGTTGTCCTTGGAGTACCACAACTCAAAGTTTTCCTCGTCGGAGAGCAAGTCGGTTCCGTAGAAAAGGTTACCAAGGTAAGTTGCGACGATGCGGTTGGTAGAGGTCAAACCTGGGACGGCAACGATGCGGACATTGGTACCAGGGTAGATGATGTCACCATCGGCCAAACCTTGCAAGTCCACTTGGTTGTACATGACACCTGTCTGCGACTTCAACGCTCCAATCAAGGTGCGGAAGTTGTTCCATCCGCAGAAGATTACGAGGTCAGTTTTAGTCAAGATAGCCTGCGGGATATCGTTGTAAACCTTGTCAAAGATGGTGATGACATTGGAAGTCGTGATACCAACGGAAGCCGATACTGGGTTCCAAGTTGTAGAGGAAGCGTTGGCGAGAACCGTGGAACCCGACGCAGCGTTCAGCAGTTGGTTGACACCGCTGAAGTAGGAGTTACCCTGCCAAATGGCGGTTTCCAAGGCTTCGGCGATGCGGAGAGCCTTCTGCTCGGAGAACGCCTGCTCAAATGGTACGCCGTCGTATTGGCTACCAGCAGTCAACTGGGACTGCATCCAGTACTGCTCAAGTGAGCGAGGGCAAAGAGCCTCTTGGATTTTCATCACGCCGACGGTGATGTTACGCTGACTGAAAGTCGTGTTGCCTGTTGCAGACCAACCGCACACGGTTCCTGACCCGATGTTTGCATCGGTGTCCATGAGGTTCAACGCAGCAGCCGACTTGATACCAACTTGCTTGGTAAAGAGGGCAGCAGAGCGAGCGGCGAAGACCGCTTTGGTGATGAGGGGCAGCCTTTGTTGGTCGGTGTAGGCTGAAAGGTTTCCGAAAGAAAATGCCATGATTTTGTTTTTAGGGGGTTAAGGTTATTTGGAGTTTTTAAGAGTTTGGATTGATTGTGCGATGGCCGCAAAGTTTTGAGCGGCTGATGCCTTCCGTTGCTCCACGATTGCGGATGCGGTTGGCTTGGGGGCTTCCGATGGGAGTTCTGCGACCTTTTCTACGATGTCGGTCATGGTTTCCATTTGGCTGGCAAAGGCGGCCATCTTGTCCTTCATTTTGCCCATCTCGGTGTAGGCGGCCTTCAGTTCCTCCATGATGCTGACGAGGTGCTTCTTGACGATTTCTTCCACCATGGCGGGATCCACCATTGGATAACCTTCGGCGATTTCACTCACCACTTCACCCGCAACTTCGGGGGTTATCTCTGCGGCAACGGCGACTTCTTCGGCAGGTGCTGGGGCTTCGGCCACGACGACTTCGGTGATTTTGCCACCTTCGGTTTTGATGACACCAACGCCTTCCACTTGATGCTCGCCATCAGGAGCGGGCAGGGTTTCGTCCTCGGTGATGACATACACGGCGGTTCCTGCAACGAGGTCGCCGTCCACACGGACAACAGTACCATCTACCAACTTGTAGTCGGCAAAGGCTTGCTTTTGGGTTGTGAACTTGCGGAGTTCAGTCCGCAAAGTATCAATGGCTGATTTTAGGTTCATGTTATTGGGATTTGTATTGAGGTTGGATATGTTGCAAAAAGTTAGTCAAATCGTCTGCGAGGCCCGCAAGTGCGACCTCCAGTTCAGTCCCCGTGTTCTTCATGCCGAACAAGCCCTCCACGGAGAAACCTTTGAAGGCATGGCGGTTCTCCCACACCTCGTTGTTCTCCACTTTGAAGGACCCGAACCAAGACCCGTCGGGGGTGTCCTCGTAGCCTTTGGGCGCAAGGATGCCCCGCTCGGTGTCGGTGATGTAGGACTCAAACATGAACACGCCATCGAGTTCAGCGTTGTGGTAGGCGTTCACATTGTGCTGGTTCCCTTGCTTGAAATATTTTTGGACAATCTTGCGGATGGTGGCTTTGTCGAATACGACATAGTACTCCCCGTAGGTGTCGTCCTTCCGGTAGATGGGCGTATCGGCCAGCATGAGCGGCCCGGTCAGCACACGGCGTTCTCCCGTTTCAGCGAAGCGTTGCGGGGTCTTGGCGAAGGCTTGGAAGGGTTTCTCAATGGCGGGCATATCAACGAGGGCCACGAATTGCACGCCTTCGTCCACTTCGTCCACGGTCATTCGGTACACGGGAAGTTCCATGTGGGGATATGTAACGGTTAGCCTAATGTTGCAAATTCGGACAAGCGTCGCACCCTGCTGGTCGTCTGCTGAATGTCCCGCTCAACCACATAGGCCCGCATGGGTTGCATCCCTTGGCCTTGGCCGTTCCCAAAGGAGGATAGGTCGGTCGTGTTGGGGTTGGCGAAGATGGGGGGAGCAGCAGCCCCACCCGCACCCGAAGGCATCGGTCCAGCAGGTGAAGGCGCACCGCCTCCTTCGCCACCACTTGTGATGGCCTTGCCCGCTTGAATGCCTGCCGCCGTAATGGCTGCAATCCGCAAGCCTGCACGAATCTTGGCCATAGTGTTGAACGCTTTGAGTTGTGCGATACCCGCCGCTCCCGCCGTCACGACATTCGCAGGGTTGGCCGCAGCCATGACCGCATTGGCCGCCATTTCTTTGTTTAGGTTTACGATGACATTAGCAATCGCCGCACCTTTCTCAATTGCCAAGGCTGCAATGGCCAAGCCTTTGTTTTCCCCTGCAAATGCGGAGAGCGTCTGCCCGATGGCTGCAACGGAATCAAAGACGACCTGCTCCTTGTAATCGGCAACGGCTTTCTCAATGGCCTTGCGTTCTTCGGCATTCTTGCGGTCGTGTTCAAGGATGGCATCGCTTTCGGCAAAGTAGGCTTCTGCAAATGCGTTGAAGTCAGCGGTCTGCTGCTCTAACAATGCTTTCTCGTAGGCCACCGAATCGGCCTCCGCTTGAAGTTCAGCAGCGGCAAGGATGGCGATGCGTTCATTCTCTGCGATCCGATCTGCAATGGCTTTGTCACTGGCGGCTTTGCGATCGGCATTGGCTTTGTCCCTTCTTGACTTTTCTGCTGCTGATAGAGTGCTTGCCGCTTGGTTAATTATATTGGATTCTTCCTTGATTTTGATGTCAAGCAACTCAATCCTC